AATGGTCCTTTCATTACTATTGCTAGAATTTATGAAAGAGTACTCACTGTAGATGAAATTAAACACAATTGGGAAGTGTTTAAAAGACGTTACGGTCTTCCAGAAGGTGAGAGTAATTATGGTTATTAATTATAAATACAAGAAAAGCTAAAAGTAATGGCATATACTGATAAGGACATTTTAATAACTCCCCAGAAAGGTGCTGGTAACGGAACTTATCCAGAAATTAGCTTTGTTGGTAGTTCTAATGATCCTATAAAAATGAGGGTATTGGATAACAATGCCATAGAATTTAAAGGATCAACTGGTCAGTTATTTAGTGTAAACAATACAACAACAGGAACAATATTTTCAGTTAATGATGTTTCTGGTGTTCCTAGTATTAATGTTGATGCCAGTGGACGAGTAGATTTAGCAAGATATAACGGTCAAGTTCAAATTGGTCAAAACGCAAATACAACTGATAAAGATTTGTGTGTGACTGGGGCAATAGCATTAACAAACAAGAAAAATCAAACCACACCAGCTTCGATACATTTTTATGAAGATGCATCTAACACAGGTACAGGTAGTATGTACGTGGGTTATGATGGTCCTAATAAAGGAGATAATGAAAATTATTGGTTTGTTAGAAATAGTAGTAATACAGATGTTTTAACATCAACTCTTGGTGGTGCAGTTGGTATTCGTACTACTAATCCAAGAACTGTTCTTCATCTTACTGGTGGACATACTACTACACAGTTTAGGATGACATTACCATCTGGTAGTAATGGTGGTGGTAGTGGTGAAATTAACTTTCAGGCATGGGTTTCTGAAGGTGGTGTTACATGGGATGGTTGTGGTATTGGTGCTAACGTTAGTAACTATAATGTCTATACATATCCAACTTCATCAAACTCTTCCGATAATAATTATTTCCCAAGAATAAATTCATCTATTGGTTCTTCATATATTAGATTCTTAACTAATCCTGGTTACTTATCTTTCTCTACAAGAGAAAATGATGGTACTAGTTATAGGGATCAAATCCAAATGAGATATGGTATGTTAGCTATTAATGCTGGCACTACTACCTCATATAAGATTAACGTTGGTGGTGATATAAACGTATCAGGAAATTATAGAGTTAATGGTAATATCTTTACTACACTTCCAACACAAACCGATTCTACTAGAGGTTCATATCTAGTATCTGATGGATCTAATGGTGCTTTCTGGGCATATCCAGGTTCTAGTAACACCTCTTCAACATTTAGTGGATGGAGATATAGAAGTTTAATTACTCATGGATATATTGCAGGTGGATATAAAGGATCTCAACCATGGAGATCAGTAAACAAAACGTGGCATCATACTGACACTACCATGTATTGTGGTGAGCAGTTAGATAGAGCAGGTGCTTATTGTGATGGTACATGGGGTGACTATCAGGCATATGTTCATGGTACTGTGAACTCATTCCAAGGTAACTCCAGTCATACCTCAAGTTATAACGGTCATACTGGTATTTGTAGAAACCAAGGTGATGGTAGATTCTCTCAGCACAACTATGGTTGGGATGATAATGAACCCAAAAACGTTATGGGATATAACACTACTGGTGGTTGGGCAATGAACACTGGTAGAAACGACGCTGGATGTGCTAGTAACCAAATAGGACAGGCAGGATATATAACTGGAGGTGGTAGTTCTGATACCAATAAACTACATTTCCCAACTGAGATCATGTATACAACCAATGGATCTGGTTATTCAAATGACTGGGTTGCTGGTTGTGGTGGTGAGACAAGAGGTTATTTCTCTTGGAGTAATGGTGGTCAACAATACATAACTTATAGTAATGATAGTTGGTCTAATTCCAGTTTTGCTGGTAGTAATAGAGGATGGTGTAAAGCACTTCCAACTAAGCATGGTTTCTTCTACATATGTACAAGTAACAACGTAACTACTCCTATCCGTAAGGTAAGAGATAGTGATGGTGCAGATATAGGAAACTTTAATAGATCTAGATCAGCTGGTGAAGAGAATATGGAAATGGGTCAAGATTGGGGTTATAAACTAGGTGACTATAATGGTCAGCAGAATAACCAAACTGAAAAATGGAATTATTCAAATGATTCTATTACTGCTATGGGTGCAGCAACTAGACCTAAAGGACATTATGGACAATCATCTGCAGCATGTTCATCATTTGCAGCAGCAGTAACAGCAAACCAACCAAGTTAAAATGAAGTATTTAATTATCAAGCAATCCTGTTTAGATACCACACAATTTGATAGTGGTATGTGGGATAGTAGATTTACATTTAATGAAATGTATGATCTTCAGAATCTTTCTTGTATAGAAATATCTGATGAACTGTATGGTATACATCATAAAGGTTGGGAAGGTAAGTATAAAGAAATTACAAAGGATGTAGCAACAAATGGATCAACTTTCTTCTCAGAAGTAAGAGATGTATCTAAGGTTTGGGAAGTAGGTGATGGTGTTCCTGAAGGTCTGACTGAAGAGCAGATGAGGAATATGGACTATCCAGATGGTGCAAAATATGGTAAAGTCCCAGTCACAATGACTGATGAAATTAAAGCAGATACTTTAAATTTCATGAAAATCTTTGCTAAAGAATTGATTGAAGATGAATATGAAAAGAGATTTATATCACTTAGAGACACTGGTTTATTAGAATCTGCAACATGGGAAATACAAAAGCATGAAGCAAGAGAACATTTGGCAGGTGCAGGTGGTAATACACCATTTTTAGATTACCTTTCAACAGAACATAGTAAGGATAAAACAACATTAGCAAATAAGATCTTATCTAAGGCAGAATCATATGAGGATAAGGTATCTACATTATTAGTTGCTATGCAAAAACTGTTGAAACAGTTTGAAAATGCCTCTACTATAAAGGATATAAATACGTTATATGAGGACTACCTTGGTGTCTTGATGCCTACAATACAGGCGATAGAGATGGGTAGGACTGTATCCAACACAGATTGGGAACGTAAACCTGAGTATGAGGTAAAAGCGAATGAGTACAACTTCTGAGTATTTACACAGTAATGATGATGTTGACATTATTAATGCAGAAGTAAAAGACATTAAACTTAGCAAAGAATATATTGATGAGTTTGGTGTATCTGAATTAGATTGGAAGGTGCTTGAAGGAGCACTCCACATGGATTCCACCATGACTCCATATCAGTGCCAACATTTTGTTGCTGATAGTCAACTGACACCATGGAGAAAAACAAGACAAGCAATGTTGGAACTAGAGACAAGGTATCATGCCTATGTCGAAGTTAAGCATAGTTTGAAGAAATCTATTGTTCAGCGTAAGTTGATGGTAAGAGATTTGGAAGAGACCGAAGACGAAATTAAAAAAGAATTAATTGAAATTGATTTAAGTAAACTTGATTATGATATTACTATTTGGAAAAGAAAATATTATCAAGCACAATCAGAAATTAATACCTTCTTAAAAATTGCTAAGAAAGTAATTAAGACAGAGGATGATATTAAAACTGTTACTAATTATAATGAGGATGAAGAAAGAAATTACTGGATTGCACGTATGGGTAAGCAAGCTGCTATGGACATTGTTTCTTTTGGTAGAATAACTACAGGTAATATGGATTCATTAACTTTAATGCCAGAGCAAGATCAGGTTGAGGCATTACAGATTGCTACTAGATACTCATCTATGATTATGGGTGGTGTTGATAAGATAAATAAACAGTTACAACCTGAACTACAGAAGTTTATGGTTGGTGATAAACTAACTACTAAACTAATAGAGGACGGAGAAAAACCATGACAGCACCAGATGCAGATACTAGATGGAAGATAGTTCTTCCTATAATTCAGTATCAATTAGATGCTGATAATCCAACAGAAATAAATGAATCTAAGTTATTAGAACTTGCTGAAGCCCAAAAAGATCTCATTAAGGGCGGTAACGAACAAATTTTTATTGATGCAGTAGTGAAAGATTATGAAGATTTTCTCGCTTCCAATTAACCCCAAACTTGAAGAAGAATATATTTATTCTGATTTCATACCTTTTTTAAAAGAACATAAACATTTAATATCTGATCTATATTTTACCTGTCGTATGCCTCCTTTTTTACAGGATGCTATGGGTGATGTGTTTGAGACAGATATTAGAATGACTACTATGAATGCTTTGCATATTAGTAGGGAAGTAGATATACCATTGTCTGCTACATTTAATAACGTATATGTAGTACCAAATCAAAGGAACTTAGATACTTGGATAGAACATTTTAGACCTTTATATAATGAAGGTTGTAGAATAGTAACTTTACCTCATACATCTTGGGTATTAACTGGACAGATACAAAGAGAGTTTCCAGATCTTTATATCAAGAATACTATTCTAAGAGAAGTAACAAAAGCAAACGATATAGTCCAATTATCTCAAGCAGGATTTAACTACGTTAATCTTGATAGAGATCTTATGCGAGATAGAGATCAACTATTAAGAATAAAACAAGCAAAAGAATATTGTGATAATGATCTTAAGATTTCATTATTAGTTAATGAAGGATGTTGGGGTGGATGCCCTATAATGCCAGAGCATTATCATTATAATAATTCTAGGATGCCTAATGATCCACAGTATTTTGATGACCCAATAAGTAGAGTTTCATGTTCCCTTTGGGATGTAAAGGATCCAGCAGCATCATTAAAGGCAGCTAATTTACCACCATGGAAAAAAGATTGGGAAGAAATTCTTGATCTGGGTGTTGATGTCTTTAAATTACATGGCAGAGAAAATGCTATGAGATTAAAAGAATCTATGGATATAATCAAACGATGGAATAAGGATGAAGAACTTTTATTCCCAGAGTTTGAAGAGTATATGGAGGATACATCAATAGCAGAGAGACCTATTGATGTATGGAGAGATAAGATTAAGACGTGTAAGTTTGATTGTTGGGATTGTCATTACTGTGATACTGTAGCTAAGAATTACGTAGATAAGAAAGGATTATCTTTACATCCCTATGTTGAGCGTGTGTTAAGATCCATAGATGATGCTGCAATGTTTAAGAGTGGATTTGAACATCGTTATACTATACCAGGATTTACATCTAATAGAGTTCGCCATTTCTTGAATAACTTATGTGCAGAATCTCCAACAGTATATCTAGAATTAGGTTGCTATACTGGTAGTACCTTCTATGCTGCTACACATAAAAATGGTATAATAGCAGCATATGCTGTTGATAATTTTGAATCAACAGAACTAGAACCTTTCCGAGAGGAAGTTTTATTACCTAAATCAAAAGATCCTAAAAAGGAGTTCTTATCTAATTTCTATCATCCTAATTGGTCGTTAATACATAAGAACATACCAGAACTAATTGCTTCTGATATTCCACATAAACCTAACGTTATTTTCTATGATGCAGATCATGATCATGTTAATCAATTAGCAAACTTAAACTCAGTTCTTGATCTTCTTGCAGAAGATTTTATACTTGTTTTAGATGATGCTAATTTTGAAGGAGTAGTATCTTCTGCTGATGAATTTGTAGAAACAAATAATTTGAAAGCATTGTTTCGTAGGAAAATTTTAACATCTGTAGTTGAAGATGATAAGGATTGGTGGAATGGTCTTTATATACTTGTACTTTCTAAATCATGACTCCATCATTCATAGAAGAATATCAATTATCTGATAACACTATATGTGATTCATTATTAAAGATGTATGAAGATGCATCTGCTAAAGGTCTTGCTTATAGAGGTAAATCTGGTATTGGTAGAGTTCAGGAAGAAGTTAAAAAGAGTATGGATTTCTGGTTACAGGATGCAGATAAACTTGCACCTCCAGCACAGATAAATGAATTATATAAATGGTTTGATTATAGAGAAGAACTAAATGGATTTATTGATTCATATCTATCTAAATTTAAGTTTGGTGAATTTGGTGGAACTTTTACATCTAGAATGTTTCCACAAATACAACATTATAAACCAGGTGAAGGATATTATGAATGGCATATAGATGGTGCACAATTAACTGGATGTGAACGTGCTATGGTTTATATGACATATCTAAATGATGTCAAAGAAGGTGGTGGAACTATGTTCTATCATCAGGATTATACAGTTAAACCTGTTAAGGGTAAGACAGTTATATTTCCTGCAGCATATACTCACGTACATAAAGGTGAGATATCTCAAACTCAACACAAATACATTATCACAGGATGGCTATGGTGGCAATAATAAACCCCAATGATTTCAGAATAAGAACTGGTATTTATCCTAAAGTTATTAATATAGGCAATACTAATAGTAGGATTGTTGTTATTGATGATTTCTTTTTATACCCAGATAAGGTTAGAGAGTATGCCCTCAACTGTAAGTACTTTAAAGATCCTGAGATACCAAAGAATCCAGGATATATTAATTACTTTGGGTTCAATGAATTACAGGTTCTGAAGTTAACAGGTATGTTAAAGGAATCCTTTATGGGAGATTTTAGAACTTCTCATAGTTCTTTTGCTCCAGTAGTATCATTGCAAATGTATGATGAAATAGGAACTCAAATGCCTCATGTTGATTATTTTCATTATGCTGGTATATGTCC